AGATACGCAAGAAGCCTGTGAGTTTTGTGAGTCAGGTCAGATAACAAGAACAATACTAAAACAAAAAACACCTAGAGGTGGCTATCATTATTTCTATGCAATCAATGATGATCTCAAGATTAGAAACACCACAGGCAAACTAGATATAAGAGGAGAGGGTGGCTATGTTATGGTCAGCCCTTCTTTTAATTATAAGTTTGAAGTAGTTGATGGAGCTGTATTAGATTCGCTTGATGACTTACCAACACTAACAAGTCAAGACATGAATGTAATTTATGATTACAACAATACAGGTAAGATCAACACAGACAGCAAGACACCACTAACAACAGATGGTGTGCAAACAGGAATGCGTAATGATACTCTCGCCAGGCTAGTAGGCAAATGGATACTAGAGGGTTGGGGTATGAGAGAAGTTGTTATCAAAGCATTGGACTGGAATCAAACTAATACTCCACCTATGAGTGTGCAAGAAGTCTTAAACACAACTCAAAGTATATGCACAGGACATCTGAAAAGAAATCCTAATGATGAGAGTGGCATACAAAAATGGAATACAAGTCAATGGCAGATACAACTAACAGATGACTTAAAAGAAATTATGGATCAAGAAGATCCTATCGAACAAGCAAAGAAAGAAAACGTAGTTGACAGTGATCCATTAGGGCTTAGGCCTTTCAATGATCCTTTCTGGGATGCTATGGATTCAGATCGTATCGAGCAGTATTGGGGAGATGCTTTTGTATTTGAACAGTCAAGGGTATTGTTGCTTGGTAAACCAAAGATAGGTAAGTCGCATTGGTTGGGAGCTTTCGCGGCAGCAGCTACGACAGGCACAGAGTTTATGGGTAGGTCTTTTTCAAGACCACTCAAAGTTATGTGGCTACAGGCAGAGATCATTCATGAGTTCTTAAAGAAAAGAATAGAAATGTATTACCAACCTTTTCATCATGATCCAGAACTATACAACATAGGCAAGTCAAACCTTATAGCATCAGGCAGATTAAGAAAGAACTTGATGAGAGATAGCGACATAGATGCTATCGCAGAGAGTATTGAATATCATAAGCCTGACTTGGTTATGATTGATCCTATCATTAACTTTTTTAGTGGAGAAGAAAACTCTAACTCAGAGATACATGAGATGCTATCAAGGATAGATAAACTTATTGAACTATATAAAGTAGCAGTCATCATTGCTCATCACACAGGAAAAGAAAGAGCAGATGATTTGTCGTTCATGTCAGCCAGGGGTGGTAGTGCCTTTGCAGGTTGGATGGATTCAGGTGTCAAGCTGTCAGGTAAAAAACCAAACATAACTTTATTCTATGAAGCTCGTAATGCAAGAGAACCTGAACAACACTTAGCATACTTTGATTTTGAAAGAGGATACTTCAAGGTGGTAGATGCACAAGACAGTCCAGATGAAGTAGAGATTGCAAGAGTGGTGGCATCAGCTATGAGCAAACAAAAGTTTTATACAAGACAAGAACTAGAACTTGTTGCAAGACAAGCACTCAAAGAAAACGAACTAGCATCAGGCGAAAGGGCTGCTCGTTATGCAGTCAGCTATGTGCAGAAGTATCTAGGCGAGAGAGTCAATAGTCATAATGTTCCAGGTAAGAACACATGGTACTATTTAGCAGACAATGAAATGAAAAGGCCTTGGAATGAAGATTGACAAAGCATCTATGGAAGAAGCAGTCAATGATGTTGGTATTGGATTGCTTATGTCGTTTCCGATCAGCTATGGTTTGCTTAGGTTGTGTAGCTATCTTGATGTTAGTCTTGTAGCTACATCTGTAGTACAAGTATCAGTGTTTACTTTGGTAGCAGTTGTGAGAAAGTATATGGTAAGAGTTTATTATAAGGAAAAAAGATGAAAGTATTAAGTTTATTTGATGGTATGAGTTGTGGGCGTATCGCCCTTGATCAGCTTGGCATACCTGTAGAGAAGTATTACGCAAGTGAGATAGATAAGTATGCTATCCAGGTCAGCCAAGCAAACTATCCAGATATAGAACAGGTGGGCGATATATGTAATTTAGATCCGAAAGACTATCAAGATGTAGACCTCATGCTTGCAGGCAGTCCATGTCAAGGGTTTAGTTTTGCAGGTAAGCAGTTGGCATTTGACGATCCAAGATCAGCATTGTTCTTTGAGTTCATACGCTTACTCAAAGCGATCAAGCCAAAGTATTTCTTACTAGAGAATGTAAGAATGAAGAAAGAGTTTTTAGATGTGATTACGCAACAAGTATCAGAGTGTTATGAAGCAGATGATGTTGCACCGGGTTTTAAAGACATGCTTGGTAATGTTTCGATCAAACCTCATTTTATAAACAGCTCCTTACTATCAGCACAGTCAAGGCAGAGATACTATTGGACTAACATACCTGGAATACAACAACCTGAAGATAAAGGTATAGTGCTGAGGGATATATTGGAAACTGAGCCAGAAAACTTTACTAAAATGTCAGATAAGTTTGTTAAAAGAAATGGAGATAAGAATTGCATGATTGATCAAAACAAAGAAAAGGCACACAACTTATCTGCTATGGAATATGTTAAAAATGGTAGGCAAGGTAATTATTTAGCATGTGATGATGAAGGTAAACCAGTGCACAAACCTGTGAAAAAAACAGAACGTAATCGCAGACATCTTAGACAGTTAGATGAAAAGTCTTTGTGTATGACAGCGACTATGTATAAGGGTGCAGGCAATAATGGTATGACCTTAGTTCCACAGAAACCTATCAAAGTAGGTATGAATGTAGAAGAAGTAAAGGTTAGAAAGCATGAGGTTGATATACCTGGACTACAAAAGTGTATCTTGGATCACTATGCTAAGTGTGGTAAAAACAAAAAAGAAATAGCAAAGGAGCTGAACGATAAGTATTCTACAGTTGAGCATTACTTTAGAAAGCTAGGTAGTGATTTCTTTTCTATACCCTCAGAGGAGCATTGGCCTCAGTTAAAAGAAATACTTGGTATCACAACAGATAAGTTTGATAAACAGATCATGGAGTTTGAATACAGAGACGGTGTGTATGAAAGCACTCAAAGAGTTTACAGCGATCAAGGTAAATCCCCTACGCTTACTGCATCAAACAAAGAGCAAATGATTGAAACTAAGCCTAAACAAGTAGGCATAGCGGTTGATGTTAATGGATATGATTGTCTTAAACGAGTCTACAGTCCAGATGGTAAGTCGCCTACAGTCACAACCTGTCAAGGTGGTAATACAGAGCCTAAGGTGGCCGTTCAGTCTTATAGAGAAGTAAGAACAGATGAGGCTAAAGCAATGCGTAAGATGGTAAGGCAACAAACAGGTAAAGATCATACACCTTTCAGAGCAAAGAAATTAGAGCCTAGAAAGGATGGCAAGGTCGGAACAGTCACACCTAGTCTTAATAAAGATCATGAGATAAGTATTGAGAAAGAAGAACTTACCTGGAGAAAGCTAACTTGTCGTGAGTGTGAAGCATTACAAACAGTGCCGAGGGATTATACAAATCATGTCAGCAACACTCAAAGATATAAGATGCTTGGCAACGGCTGGACTGTAGAAGTTATAAAGCATATCTTTAAAAATATGGAAACAACATGATTTTTTGGAGAGAAATAAAAATCGTAGAGTATGTAAAGAAAAAATACAAGGAATATGGAAGTAAGCCAGTTTTGTTTAACCCTTACAATAAAACAGAAATTAAGGGCAAACACCCAACTCTTACTGCACAAGGCAATAGTCAAACCAAATCTTCGTCTGTAATTTTACACAAAGATGGTAAATATTATTTGCCTACCTCTACTTTATGGGAGGAATTGCAGAACGTGCCGAAAGGATATACTGATTATGTGCCAGAAAACAAAGCAAAAGATTTATTAGGCAACGGCTGGACAATTGAAGTCATCAAACATATCTTGCAAAACATGGAGACAGAATGACTGAGTGGCATGGTGGCAAAGGCAGTCGTGATCGCACAAAAGATCGTGATAAATTTAATGAAAACTTTGAAAGAATTTTTAACAAAAGGAAGATAGATATAACTAAACTTAAAAATGTTTGGGAAGAAAAATCTACGAAAAAGGAGAGAAAGTGACAACAACAAAACGCAAGGGTGATTGTGCAAAAATTATACAAAAACGGCTGTGCAATGCAGAAAAGCCCGATTGCACATGCCCTTCTGTATCACGCATTCTTACAGGGTTTAGGTGGTTGTGCGGTTGTGCAGTTGCACATGCCTGCACATACGCACATGCACGGCTGAAAGCCCTATTCCTACAGGTATGTGCAGTTGTGCGGTTGTGCATCTCTATAGAGAACTATAGAAAGGTGTGTATTAACATACACCTTTACTTAGGAGAGATAGGTTTCTCTAAGAGAAATATAGTGAGAATTTAGACATGGCAGGAAAGAAAAAAATAACAAAGAAACAGGAGAAATTTATCGATCTCATGGTGTATCAAGATTATAACCAAACGAAGTGTGCTCATCTTGCAGGCTATGAAAATCCGGGAGTTGCTGCGACTAGGTTATTGAGTGAGCCAGGTTATGAACATGTGCAAGAAAAGATCAGAGATTTGAAAGCTATTCAGAGGAAGAAGAATGAAATTACTTTTGAGGGCATAGCTAATAAGTTAGCAGAGATAAGAGATGTGTCTTTAGCAGATGGGAGTTATGGACCTGCGGTCACGGCAGAGATTGCGAGGGCAAAACTTGCAGGCCTTATGGTAGATAGGAAGGAGCTGAAGATACACAAGATAGATAACATGAGTAGAGAACAGTTAGAAAGTAGGTTGCAGGAGTTAGTCTTGCAGAATCAGATCATACTTGGAACGGCTGAAGAGGTTAAAGATGATAAGACTATTGAGGATCAGTCTGATCCAGAATAGTCTGTATTCTATCTTTTGCTTCTTCTAACTTGCGTTCACAATATCTTGCGACCTTGATACCTTCTTCAAAACTTTTTACTGATTGTTCAAGTGATATGTCGTTGCGTTCTAGTTCTTTGACTAGCCCTTGCAACTTTGATAATCCTTTCTCAAACGACATTACATCTCCTGGAACATGGCATAGACCATGAGTAGCACTATACCTACGACTGCGAATAAACTCATGTCCATTATGCTGTCCTCTGAACTGTATATTTTTTACTGATAGGATCTCTCCAAAAACAGAACTTGCGTTCTTTGAAGTTCTTGGTGTAGAAATTCATTCGGTATCTGTAGGCCTCTTTTTTGGTAAGACCTGTTATAGCATCTCCGATCTCCAAGCTGTTGAGTGCTTGGGTAAATGCGT